GCTAATGTTTCGTCTACCCGTCTTGTCCATCTCCTCCAGAGGCTATACACCTGAGTCAATTTGGGTTTCACCTTTTCAGATGGATCCTTCCAGAGACTCAAGTTAGCTGGCACTAGCGGAATTTCCGCTAGCCGGTTTTCTAGAAGTGTTACCACTTGTTCGAAAATCGCACTGGCCTGCCTAGCTTGAAGTTTGATCTTCAATGACTGAAGGTGCCTTAGACTGGCTGAGGACTTTGTCCACGCATCTTTAAACTTTAGAATCTTAGCATGCACGTTCACACCTACCATCACTTCAGCAGGAGTTTCAACTTCCTGTGTGAATAATAGAGCTGATTCCACCTCGTCTAGTCTTTTCTCCATGGGCAGGATGTATTCATCATACAGAGCCTGTGACCACTTCGTAAAGTAGACTAAGGATTCCTCAGATATCTTCACCGCTGATAGTGGACCAGATGCTAATAGCCACTCGATCCAATTCTTCCGAGAAAAGGGCGTGTTCGCACGTGGGTGAGTTAGAACAATCAGTAAAGCTTGCAGCCTCACTGGTAATCTCTTCCACGAGCCTGAGACTCGTGAACTATTCTTCATTCCTACACCACATGCTAACAAAGCATTCGTTAAAGTTCCCTCAACACCGGTACTCTTCATCCATTGGAGCATACCGAGGGTTCCATTCATTGAGGACATAGAAACCCCAAACAATTTCCAAGGAGTCGGAGAAAAGAGCTCGCCTCCGACGAAGAACTTCTTAGCAAACTCAGCAGTTTTCCTCTCGGAAACTAGTGATTTCGCCAACCCGATGTCGAGACCGATCCAACGACATATACACAAATACTTAGCCGCTACCTTGTCATTTGCAATCACAAGATCGTCTCCAAGTACCGCATAATCCTTAAACCAGCCTCGGTGGTTCGCTAAGTATGCCGCATACTGAACAATTAAATGATGTGTTAAAGCCAGCATGGCCCAAGAGGAGTACGCTCCCATCGGTTGCCCGACTGCGTACTGCACTGCTCTCACCTTCCCCATTTTACCACCCTTCGGCAGCTTATAAGGTCGGTCGACCAACAGTCTCCTCCAACTCCAGGCTAAGCCTTGAGTAAACATCCTCGCTAACAGCAAC